GGACTCTGCAATACCTTCTTCGTGCGCCACTTCTTGACGTTTCCCATTACAAATCAACAACTTAGCGCACACTCTTAAAGCGTTACTTTACTTCCGTTAAATTTAACGGCACGTTAAGCATCAAGCCCACACCTTAACACCACAACAAGCAAAAAACCGTTACAAATCATAGACTTAGCCACGTTTGTTAAACCAGTTTATGTCATCCGTTAAATTTAACGGCACCAAAATTTAGCCCCAAAATTTTTGCTACCCCCCACCACTTTTTGTACAAAGACTGACCGGGGGGTGTCGCCAGATCGAGGGGGTGGGGTCTGGCTACCGTTAAATTTAATGGCATCGGTCTAAGACTGGAGTCGTTTGAGTGGAATAGTATGTTTAAGGACGCGGGACTCCGCCTGCGCCATCGGGGGGGTGCCCGGTGGGTGGGTCTGCGTCTGGCGCCGTCTCGTTTCCCTCGGCTGCACCGTTAAATTTAACGCTAAGCTCTGCTAGCAGTGAGTCCGCGTCAGCTTCTATCACCGTGGCATCAGTAGCTTGCGCAGTGAGGATGCCCCTAAGCTCTTGCATCACCTTTGCTCTAGCATCCTCACTGCTAGATATGGTCCGCACGACCTTTTGCTCGGTGAAGGCTGCCACCTCGGTGACCGTGCCGAGGGTCTTGAGAGCCTGCACTTTGACGGAGTCTTTGGTATCTGCGTCTAGGGCCACTTGTACTAGTCCCTGAATGACAAGTTCGCGCAGGGCTGCTGGGGTTCTGTGTTTCGCAGCCTCTATTGCCAGGGCGTAAGCGTCTATCTCTTTTTGGATTCTTTCGTCACGCATAAGAATGTACGGGTGGCGGGTTAATGTGTGCTTACTGGTGGCGTCATAGCTGGCCCGGAATGCGTCGGCTTTGGTGGCTCCCATAGCTACAGCCCGTGCGAAGTTTCTCTGTTTTGTGGTGAGGCCATCGGAAACGGCTTTGCCGAGGTAAGCACTCGGGGGTAGTTCCTTAGCTGCGGCCTCTAGAGTCTTTCTACTTAGCTTCATAGGTGTTTGTCCTACTGGGGTTCTATACAGTATAGGGGAACAAGAAGGGAAGTCAATAAACTGATGTTCGCTTCGCTCACTGCGGGCGGGCTCCGGCCCCTTCCCAGGGCTCGCACTGTACGTTTATACATGAGGGAAAGTCCCTAGTGACAAGGGCCACGCAAGGGCCGATGATGCAGACATGCGCTCCATGTTGGAGTGCTCTACAGGAGAAACCGCCATGTTTACAGTCACAGTGAAAGACAGGTCAGGCAACACCTATACAGAGAACTTCACCACCGACCGCGAAGCTCTGCGGTTCTGCCGGGAAGAAGTCAAATGGGAGTCAACCTCCCGCGTAGTCTGCGATGCCATCGGCTTTGATGAGCATGGAGATTTTGAACTAATGGAAGAAGAATGGACCCGCAATTGCTGACCTACACATAAGGAGAACCCGCACCATGAACTACATAGAGTCCCTGCGCACCATGAACCGGGAACTATCCGCCCGTCACGACGAAGTGACGGAGAGGATCGAACACTTCCGGCAACACCTCCTATCCCCTAAATTTGTAGGGGTTGACGTCGACGGTGACCGGAAGGATTGGGTCGCCACTGCCGATGTTCTTCGTTTCCTTGAAGACCTCAAGAGGGTTTGACCATGGAATTCTTGCATTCACTCGGGTACTTTGGTGTCCGACTTTTCTTCGCTGGCCTTGTGCTGGCGGTGTTTGTTCTCGTTGCACTTTTGAAGGGTACAAAATGAACCACTACTTCGTTGAAATCACGGACACCTTTGGCGGTGAAGCCAACTACTCGTGGGTTACCCGTCACAAGGTCCGAGCATCATCCGCCCGTGGCGCGTTGATCCGCGTCAATCGGGATTCCGGCCTGGGTTTTCGGTCCGTGGGTTGCGATAGGTACGATTCCCGCTCCGGTGCAACGTGTTGCTTCATTACCACTTGGGATGATGCAGAGCACGGCCAGCTTTTCCACGTTTCCGATTCTCTCGCTTGAGGTGACATTGTGAAAATTTACACTCCAGAACAATCCGCCATCATCCTTCGCACCATGACGGACATTCAAGCCGGGAATAACGGGTGGTCTTTCATCCCTGCGCATGCGTGGCTACACGATGCCTTGACCGTTGCGGGTTACGTTGTCATTCGCTCCACTGACTACCACGGGAACCCGGCATTCAAGGGTTACACCAAAGCCGCACAAGCCGCCCTCAGGGGTCAACCCTACGCCGTCAGCACTTACAAACCCGTCAGGATTGACGCAACACCAGACTACGAAGCCGCTATCCTGGCCCGTCAGGAACGGGAAACGATGGACACCTGACCCATCCGCCTAGGCGCCCCCATCGGGCGCCTATGGGATGCGCCAGAGCATCGCAACATCAGGAGAACACCAAATGAACAAATCCGAATCCCTGCGCCGCTTCACTTTGGAGCGCTACCTTATCCTGTCGCTCGGTTTCACTTCCGACGAAGCCGCCACCCTGCGCCGCATCTCGAACACCCTGCGCCGTTGGCATGAGTTGGAATGTGGCAGCGACCACGGCGTTATCGAACGTGACGAAGCCACGGGCAAACCTTACTGGATCAATTACAACAGCCGCTATCTGTCGGCCAACGATACCCGCTCACGCTCACGCATAGCTGACCGGGAAGCCGGGGCACTGCGCCGCTTGCAAAAGATCATGCGAGACGTCAACGAACGGCGATTCGTGGGCGATACCGCGTCAACACTTGACGCGCATTGCGATGATCTGAACACCTACATTCAAACGGACCCACGGGGCGCAGCACTCTACATCCTGCGCCCTGGTGACATTCCCGCAGGGTCTCGCGCTGATTCCTGCTACACCAATGGCATTTGTGTTTACTGAGGGGTTAACCATGACGAACCAAAAACAAATCAGGGCCGCATTTTGGTCCGCGCATCCGCACCTTCCCCGTCGCAAGATCAAAGACTATTCTGGCGAAGGCACCATGTATCCGACAGATACGCGGTGCGCTTTCGTTGATTTTGTGGAGTCACTGCACCGTGATGGGTCTATCTCCGATGCCCTGGCGGATCGGGTGACCTTGTGACCTCCGACGATATCGCCCTTGTTCTCGTTTCCCTGGTAGCGCTGATTCTGGCGCTGCTAGGGGTTATTTAAGACTGTTGCGCGCCCTGCGCGCCGAAAGAAAAACCCGTGAAGCCAAGAATTACCGCAGCAAAAACACCCTTGGACGGATGGCGCGCTGAAATATGGGTTGACGCCCTGAACCGATGGTGCACGATGGCGGGATGCCCGTTTTTTCAGAATCCCGATGATGCTATCGCATGGGGCACGGATCAACTTTCGGGATGGCCGGAATGAATTACAAATATGGCAAATGGGCTAGCGGGGTGGCATACCGCTTTGCCCGTGGCGTATCGCGGGAGTATCAATGCCCACAATGCCACGCGGCATGGCTTCGCTCGGCATTGGAGGTTTGTTTCAACTGCCGCAGAAAAAACATTAACAAGGCCCCCGCACCGTCGCCCGTCGTGGGCATAACTGAGGATTGACCTATGCCCTATTTTGACCGTTTCGATATCGCGGAGGCATGGTATCTCGCCCTGGCCCACTGCCACGGGGGCCAATGGTCCCGCGAATATGCGCGACTGTGCAAGCTGGGCCGCAGCTTCAAGCCGTCGCCTTTCCTGAGCGTGGAAACGCTGAACGAAAACGCCCGCGAAATTTACGATAACGCATGCGCACGCATGCTCAACACCCGGAAGGACTGACCTATGCAACCCGTAATGATTCCCTGCCTTGACCCGGACCGGCCCCTAAGCCCGGAGGAACTGGCCGACGAACGCTGGGAAGCCCGCCGTGCCCGCGTTCGCACCCGTGCTCACATCGAGCGCCTGGAAGCCGCGCTTCACTGGGCGCTGGAGCATATGCAGATTGACGATAAGTTGGACCCGGACCAACACGCCGCCCTGACAGATGCTTGGTCACTTTTGGAGGACTGACCTATGATTTATTCTCAGACTGCCCGCTGCGCCCTATGGGGCGCTGCAAAGGGTGCCCGCCGCGTAAGTGGACTGACCCGCTCCGAGCGCGAAGCCGTCAGGAACGGTGAGGAGGTGCGCTTTAGGGGTTGTCCCGAGGTAGACGGGACCACGGAGAGGCGCATAATTTTTACGGGCGGGAGGTTCTTTGCCCGTATGCCTAAGGAGTGACCTATGTTCACGCTTCGCATAAACGACAACCACTATCCGATGGTGACTGCCCCGGTGGAATGGCACGATGGGGGATGGCGCACCAGCATCCTGCCCCGCGTGACTCAGGAAGTCTCAGAGGAAATTGACCACAACCACTGGGAGGATTGGCCCGGTGGCATCGTGGACACGATTTACTTTGCAATAGTGGACGGATGGTCTTCTGACGGGACCATGCGCGAAGATGAGCCCGACCTTGAGCCGATCTATTGGGCCATAGAGCACAACGGCCAGCCCATCGGGAGGGATGAACTGGAAGAACTGCTGAACCCCGGCGAGGTTGCGATCAACATGCTGGTGGGCACGGACTCACGCGGCGATCCGGTAGAAACGCGGGTGGAGTACCGCCGCCTGGGAGGTGAGAAGGCCGAGCGGTTCGTTCTGGACTACGCTGACAAGCATGGTCTGGAAATCAACTATCTGGACCGCTATGGATCGCTACTTGTGGCACAGGTGGAGTGACCCAGCCCGCTTCGGCGGGCTTTCTAAACAGGAGAAACAGATGAAGACAAGTGAACTGACCGGAACCGCCCTGGATTGGGCCGTGGCGACAGCAGAAGGCATGTCCTGGTGGACTAGAGCAAACGCAAACTGGGACACCAATCTCGGCTACACCGACTGGGTACTGGATAAAGACGGCGTGCTAAAGAGCTTTTATTTCGACGGCTCACGTAGCCGCGCCGGACACTGGGAGGTCAACGAAACATTCACGCCATCAACCGACTGGGCCCAAGGCGGGCCGATCATTGAGCGTGAGGGGATCGACATCGAGCACGACTTCGGCAGCATGAAGATCGTGGCCCGCAAGTACATGAGGGACGAGTACGCAGAGCAGTGGGGGGATACCCCCCTTATCGCAGCCATGCGCTGCTACATCTCCAGCAAGCTCGGTGACAAGGTAGACATCCCCACTGAACTGATGTGACCCAGCCCGCTTCGGCGGGCTTTTTTACGCTTGACACCACTCAAAGGACTGACCTATAATCCGTCCCGTTGGCGTCGGAACCAGCAAGTAGAGCCCTAGAGAAGCTGTCCACCCCCTGCCATAAGGGGGTTCCGATTGGACAGTACCTCTAGGGCTTTTTTGTTTCCTGCGCCGACCGTAAGGCTGCGTTAACTACATGGGCCAGAAGTCCGTCCATGACCGTAAGGGAGACCGTCCCACTGTAGCGTTAAGTGGGTAGAGAAAAAGTGCTGGCTCTCGGTGGCCCGATCCAGCGACCTGACAAAACTCGGTACGTCCCCTATGGCTAATACCCACGAAAGCCGTCGTCATAGGGATCAGTCAGCCGGAAATGACTGAGGGACACACAGGTACGGGAATCCTGTGGCCGGTGAAGCCGTAAGGTGGAATCGGAAGCGTAGCTGGAGATCCTTAGCGCCTTGCTTGGCGCGGTGGCGTCTAAAACCTGATCGCAGGGGGGACGTCAGGGATCAAAAGCCCCCGGCGTGCGCCTTTAACTTTTAAGGAGAACCTCATGGTACCGTCAGACAGAAAAACCGTCCGCACCATAGCGCCTCACGCGGTGAACAACTACGCAGTGTTTCGACACTCAGGAAATGCAAACAGGGCGCACTTCCAAGTGATCCACAACGACCGCGAGATAGCAGACTCCGAGGCGGTAAGGCTGCTTATGGATACTATCGGCAAGATGGGTCCTGACCTAGACCAAGCGTTCTATGTGGTTGAAATCAAGGCTGTGTACCGCTACAAAGACAAAAAGTTTGAGCAGGACAAGCCACTGTAAAAATTCACAGTATTGCGCTATCCGCCAAGGCATGGCAACATTCCACCGCCACTTTCGGCAAACAGGAGAATCCCATGAAGAAAACTGTCGCTTTCCTCGCCGCTACCCTCTTCGCCACTGCTGCCCTGGCCTATTCGTGCCGGTACTACACCGTCACGGTGAACGGCAAGACCTTGAACTGTTCTGAGTGCTGCTACGGCACTGGCTCGCTGCGTCGGTGCGATGTGACTTGCAATTGAGTTTGTGCTGCGTATGCGGAGCCAATACTACGGGAAGCTGCAACTGATGCAGCAACCTTCAGCGACGCGAGAAATTTGGCATACGCGCAATGACGAACTGGAACCGAGCCATGAGTGGGGTCTGTTGTGTCTGCATGAACACGATCCCACTCAGTTGGTTGAGGATAGAGATTTTGTTCAAAAACTGCTCGTCAATGCTGGCCTGAAGCCTCGTGAAATGAAGGTTGTCAACTTGTACTTTGTGCATGGTTACACGCTGGAAGAAATTGCAGTAAGGCTAGATTCATGGACCCATACAAGAGAGCGTATACGTCAAATTCGTGGGCAGGCGCTTGAAAAATTGAAGCATGCCGCACGGCTAATTTGATGACTACAGTAGTAAACATCACCCTCATACAAGAGGGTGACCAGATCACCATCCGATCAGATGCCGTGGGCCGGGACGAACAAGTCCTGGCTCTCGGCCTGCAAATTTTGGGGCATCTCTCATATCTGGAGATGCACAACCCCGAGATTTACACGGTGGACATGCCCACCCTAAGTGCTGGGAAGCACTAAATTTTGAGCGCCCGCAGGACTGACTGCCCCGTGCGGAACAGTCCTTCCCGTAGGTGGTGGTCGTTGCAATCACCTAGCTGATCGCTCATCCAATACGGCCAGCCTATCTCACGGGCTACCCGCTCCCCGGTCCCTGACGCATCGTGATCTGCGATGACGTAGCCCCCTGGCAAAGTTTGCGCGATCTTCAGCATGTTCCCGGCTGAGAAGCAGCAGTGAATCGTATAGCGACGTTTCCAGTTCTTCAGCATCAGTCGCAATGAGAGCGCCGTGGCAAAACCTTCTGCCAAAAAGTGCGGACCCTTGTTATCTATCACGTACTCCGCGCCGCCCGTGACCTGACCGCTCAGGAATTTCTTCCCGCCCTCGGAGTCGATCAGTTGGACGCCCACCAACCTCTGGCCGATCCGCATGGGGATTACCAGCAGATGCTCACCTTCCCTAACCCACACATTTCCCACCTCGTCAGGGAATCCCTTGGCTTTGAGATATGGATGAGATGCGTACTGACATTGGTGAAGTATCCAAGCGGCTTTTTTGGAGGCTTCAACTTGCCTGCGTAAAGTCTCCTGCTTTGCTTTGCGGACCTGTTCCTGCAAGTCCCGAGCGCTAATTTTTACGGGCTCATCAGGTCGCCAGACGGAAACGGTTACCTCTGTGGCGTGGTTTTGCACCCATCCAATATCGCCCATAAATTTCACGGCTCCGTTGCGGGAACGCGGGTGATCTTCCGTGGGATACCTGCGCCACAGGCCGAGCGGGGGCAGATGAGGGATGAGGATGCCGTGCAACCGGCAGAAGTCTAGAAAGTTCATCGCTTGCCCTTCAGGTACGCAATCAAACTTTTCCTAGCAAACTTCTCAAACGCTAGTGATGGCGGCAGCGGGTCTTTGTGCAATCCATTCGGCCATACACCAAACTTTGTCTTGTAAACCGCCTTCGCCCGCGCCTCAGACCATGACCCAGACTGCACCATGTATTGACCCATGCTCCACCATGCCTGCTTCTCGTCACGGGACATGGGACCTAGTTCCTGCATCTCGCCGGGGACAGAAACCACCGCACTCTTACGCTCACGCACATGCCCGCAGTTCGTACAAGTATCAGAACCACGGGGCCACAGGGCACCGCAGGCAGGGCACTTGGATTCTTTCTTCTCCTTCTCGTCGGGCTCCTGCTTAGTCTTCTCCTTGCCGTCTTCCAACTCACTTACACCGTTCTCAAATACGTCCTCCCAGTCTTCTCTGAACCGGAGATAGTTACCTGAGTGATCAAGCCACAACCCGAAAGTTTTTCCAGGGTGTGTCCGCATCACCCGACCCATTTGCTGGATATGTGATGACAATGATTTACTGAATGGCCGCGCAGATACTCCAATCTTTACAGCAGGACTGTCGAAACCCTTGGTAAGGATATCCGTAGCAATTAACCCGACAATATCTGAATCGGGTTTATTGAAGTCATCAATAATATCCCGCTTGAAATCATTATCATCACGGTAGGATATTGATACGAAGTTATATCCCTGCTCTTGGAACTTCTGTTGTAAATCAATTCCATGATCCACACCAGCACAGAACACGATAGTTTTCTCGGGCTTGCCGAATACTTCATGGGTTTTTTTCACCCACTCGGCAACAATATCTCCCGTGATCTTCTTGCCGCGTGAGGTAACTTCATCCTGTGACCATTCCCCTGCTACTTTCTTGGCCCCTTCCATGTCAATCTCCTTGGCTATAAACACGCGAAGGGGGACGAGAGAGCCAGCCTCTACCAGTTTCTTCGTGGTAATGGGGGATACGACATGGGAATATGTAGCGCCGAGCCCCTTCGTGAAGGGTGTCGCTGTAAGCCCGATGACTTTTACATGCGGGTTATTCTTGATGAACTCCAACGTAGCAGCACGGGAATTATGAGCTTCGTCGATGATGAGGAGGGAGAGGCCAGGGAACTCTCCACGCTTCTCAATCGTCTGCGCGGAACAGACTTGTATCAGTTCATGTGGCCGGTATCTCCAGTGTCCAGACTGTAGAACCCCATGGTCAATTTTGTACTTGTCCAGGCGCTGGGATGTTTGATCGCACAGAACGATCCGGTCAAGCAGCATGGCCGCACGGGTGCCTTTGACCCGGCAGGCTTCCAGCATGGCGATAGCGATCTCTGTTTTCCCACCACCTGTGGCAAGGTACAGAAGGATCGCTTTGTGCCCGTCTTTGAAAGCCTCGCGCAGCATATCTAACGCTGCGTCTTGGTAGTCGCGTAGTTCTAGCATGTGTATCCTCTGCCAGCATACAAGCCTGCTGGCGTAGGCTGTGGGTTACTCTTCCTTCTTCAGCTTGCGCTGCAGGGATGCCACGGTCTTCTTCAGTTCAGCGTTCTCCCGCTGGAAGGTGTCCCGGCTGATCTT